GTTGATCTAAAAAAATACAGTTTGATATAATATGAAACAAATGATAAAAAAACTATTGATGGTGCCTTTGCTGATATTGTCTTTTGAGATGACGGCAAATGCAGATGAACTAACTGACAAGCAAGAGACCAAGATGAAGTGGTTCCAGGTGCTTACTGTTATGGATGCCTTACAAACCATAAAGATAGCATCTACACCAGGCCTTGTAGAACTTAACCCCATAATGGGTGCAAACCCTAGTGTGGGCACGGTTATCGCTTTCTTTACTGTCAGGAACATCATACATCACCAAGTGGTTGAAAGAGTGCCACAGAAATATAAAGATGCCTTTATAGACATCCCACTGGTAGGACAGGGTATAGCAGTGGTTTGGAACCTGGGCAATGGCCTGGGCATAGGCTTCTAGATATCGCCACCCCTAATATCTACGACATAGATTACCTTTCTATAGGGGTGGTGACCCTTTATAAATAACTACACAATGCCTTTATCATCAGCACAAAAACAGATCGCTGAATCAGACAAACGATTCAGAGTCCTTATATCAGGAAGAAGATTTGGAAAGACACATTTGGCCATAAGAGAGATGTGCAAAGCCGCATCTACACCCAATCAGACGGTGTGGTATATTGCTCCAAGCTATAGAATGAGCAAGACGATCGTATGGGATCAACTCAAGAAGAAATTAGTCCAACTAAACTGGGCTAAAAAAATAAACGAGAGTGATCTAACGATAAGGCTAGTGAATGGCAGTATCATAAGTCTTAAAGGTGCTGACAATGGTGACTCATTGAGAGGTGTAGGTTTGAATTTCATCGTTTTAGATGAGTTCGCTGACATAGAACAGAAAGCCTGGACTGAAGTATTGAGACCCACACTATCAGACACTGGAGGCGGTGCCTTATTTTGCGGGACACCTAAAGGCATTGGCAACTGGGCATATGATCTATTCCAACATTCAAAGATAGACATTGACAACTGGGCCAGCTTCCAATATACTACTATAGATGGTGGACAAGTGCCATCAAAAGAAATAGATCAGGCCAAGGCTGACCTAGATGAAAGGACATTCAGACAGGAATACGAAGCCAGCTTTGAAACATACAGTGGTCAAGTGTATTACAACTATGGTGCACACACCATATGGAGAGAAAAGATAGAGATACCCAAGAACATTATGATAGGAATGGACTTTAACATATCACCAATGAGTGCCTGTGTGGCAACAATGACAGACAAGGGCATAGTGATATTTGATGAGATAGCCATATGGGGTTCAAACACAGATGAGATGGTGCAAGAGATAAAAAGCAAGTATCCCAACCATCAGATCACTATCTACCCAGATAGTGCCAGTAGACAAAGGAAAACAAGTGCAGGTGGTAGGACTGACCTAAGCATATTACAGAATGCAGGCTTCAGATGTTTGACTAGACCCACCAACCCAGCCATAAGAGATAGGGTCAATGCAGTCAATAGTGCATTGAAGTCACACAATGGCAAACAGAAACTATGGGTCACTCACAACTGTAAGAATGTGATCAAGAGCTTGAGCAGGATGATATACAAGGAAGGAACCAGTCAGATAGCTGACTCAGATAACCTTTCGCATATGGCAGATGCACTGGGATATATGGTAGAACATTTATTTCCTGTTAAAAGAAATAGCATAAATAATAGCAAACTACAAACTTGGTCAATGCTTACAAATAATTAAGGACACTTAGATGGCAACAATAGATGATGCTTTTGATATTGAATACAGAATAGAATATTACGGCCTTAAAGTTCATTCAGATTGGAAAAAGAACATTAAAAGATGGCACTATTACAGTGACAGTTTCAATGGCGGGAATGACTACAGACAAGGTCAATATCTAGTGAAATATGTATTGGAATCAAATGAAGAATACGACAACAGAATTAAAAACACACCCTTAGACAACCACTGTAAGTCAGTGGTAGAGACTTTCAACAGTTTCTTATTCAGAAAACCACCAATCAGAGATTATGGTGCTATAAGCAATGACCCTGCATTAGACCCTTTCTTGAATGACTGTGATCTAGATGGTAGAAGCTTTGATGCTTTTATGAGAGATTGTAGCACATATAGTTCAGTGTATGGACACATATGGGTTATGGTGGACAAACCCAACACACAGGTGGCCACAAGGGCGGAAGAACTACAACAGAACATAAGACCATATGTTTCAATCATAACACCAGAAAATGTTATTGATTGGGGCTATGAAAGACAACCCAACGGTGTCTACAGTTTGACATATCTTACTATGTTAGATGGTATGGACGACAAAGCAGTATATTTTAGAACCATAACAAAGACAGAGACAACCGTATACAAGAAAAGTGGGCAAATGAAAAACGATATGCAAGTGCTAGATGTATTTGCAAATCCAATTGGTATGGTTCCTTGCATTCCAGTATATGCAGGTAGATCAGAGACAAAAGGTATTGGTGTATCAGACATATCAGATATAGCTGACACACAAAGAGCAATATACAATGAGTTGAGTGAATTAGAACAACTTATTAGAGTTTCCAATCATCCAAGTCTAGTTAAAACAAGCAACACACAGGCCTCTGCAGGAGCTGGTGCTGTCATAGACTTGCCAGATGACTTGGACCCCAACCTAAAACCTTTCTTGTTAGAACCTAGTGGTTCAGGTATAACACAGATTATATCCAGCATCAATGAAAAGACTGATAGCATAAACAGGATGGCCAATATGGGTGGGGTGAGATCAACCACATCAAGGACTATGTCAGGTGTAGCACTACAGACAGAATTTCAATTGTTGAATGCTAGGCTATCACAGAAAGCAGATCTATTAGAACTTGCGGAAGAACAGATATGGAGAATATGGGCCTTGTGGCAGAACAGCTCATATGATGGTGTGATAGATTATCCAGATTCATTCAATATACACGACAAAGAAAACACGATAGCACTATTGAAACAGGCAAAAGAAACACAACCAGCCAATCAAAAATTACTACAACACATTGATATTATGTTGGCAGAAGCATTGATCAAAGATGAGGACATACTAGATGAAGTCAAAGCTGATCAACAAGCGACCCAACAACCAGTTTCCACTCTAGAGGGACAGAGCGGAGAGATGACCCACCCACCTATGACTTCAGTGGCAGACCTAGTCAGTCATATGAGAGAAATGGTGGAGCAGGGTTATACAAATGAGCAGATAATAGAACTACACCCAGAAATGGCACAGTTCTTTAACACAGAGGGACAAGCAGATGCATAAAGGTAAAAAACACGACAAGAAAAAGAAGTCAATGAAATCAGGTAAGAAATCAGGTGGTAGAAAGAAAAGATCAAGAGGTTAATTGGTTAGATTACTTCAAATCAATTGCTGATGTGTGTCCGTGGAGTCTAGACAGCTATATGGCTGGCAAGATATTGTTTATAGAATACGATCCAACAATCATAGCACAGAATGACATACAATGGGATGATGATGTGGCAGATGCCATAGTCTACACCAATGCACCAGATGACATAGACCAATTAGACGATGAAGTATATGATCTAAACCAAGATGATTCATCACCTTGCATATACTTTTTCAGTCACCCAGAATTTACCAAGGGTAAATTTAAAAGCTCACCTACTCCAATAATCATTCAACAGAGTAGATACAACTTGGAGCAAATAAGAAGTGAGCGGAAACACTAATAAATACAACATACAACAATATGTTGGAGTTAAACTTATAAACTTAAAAAAAGGAGTATACGATGAGTGAAACGGAAAATAAAATAGAAAACACTGAGCCAACTCAGGCTCCAGTAGAAGCAGAAGCATCAGCTGAAGCGACAACTGAATCAGAGGCAAAGGCTTTTACACAGGCGGACTTAGACAAGATCGTTGCGGACAGAATCGCTAGAGAGCGAAGAAAGTTTGAAAAGAAATATGAAGGAATTGATCCAGATTATTACAGCGAATTAGCTAATAAGGCTGAAAAGGAAAAACAAGATAAACTCAAAGCAAAGGGTGAGTTTGAACAGATTTTAAAAGACAGTATGTCTAAGAAAGATGCACAAATAAACGGTTTGCTTACTCAAGTGAAAACTATCAAGGTAGATGGTTCATTGCTTGATGCGGCTAGTAAATTTAAAGCTGTGAATCCAGGCCAAGTGGCGACACTGGTCAAGGACCAAGTTAAAATGAACGAAGCTGGTGATGTTGAGATTGTTGATCCTAAGTCAGGACAAGTGAGATACAATGATAAGGGCGAACATATTACGGTATCAGATCTTGTTGGCGAATTTTTAACGGCAAACCCACATTTTGTCAGTGCCACTCCGTCAGGATCTGGTTCTACAAGTAAGATAGGTGATGTAGCTGGTAGCGGTGAAAAAGTTGATATAACAAAACTAGATATGTCCAACCCAGACGATAGGCAGAAATATGCTGATTATCGTAAAAAGGCTGGACTTGCATAATAGAAAAGGAAAATAAATTATGGCAAACTCAACAACTACTACATTAAATGACCTTATTTCACCAATGGTGGCAGAGGCTTTATTTGTAGCAAACGAAAGATCCATTATGAGAGGTTTGGTGAGAAATTACACTTTACCTGCTAATAGTGGTAAGACAATCCAAGTTCCAATTTACCCAACTGTGTCAGCAACGGCACCAGGTGAAAATGCGGACTTCAGTTCAACAACTATTTCTACTTCAGTAGCAAACTTGACTGTTTTAGAAAATGGTATTATGACAACACTAACTGACTATGCGATGAATGTTTCAGAATCAGATGTTGTAAGAGATTTAGGTAAACTTTTTGGTGAAGCAATCGCTAGAAAAATTGACACAGATCTTACAGCACTATTTGGTGGATTTACTAATACAGTAGGTGGAGCGGCGACATCAAATGTTATGTCAGCAGACTTCATTTTCCAAGCAGTAGCTAAATTAAGAGCAACAGGTGTTCCAGCAACGGATCTAGCCTGTGTATTACACCCTAATGTGGCATATGACCTTAAGAAAGGTTTAACGAACACATTTGCTAACCCTAATCCAGGTGTTGGTAATGAAGCATTAGTATCAGGCTATGTTGGATCTATCGCAGGAGTTCCTGTGTATGAAACATCAAATATGGCTGACTCATCAGGTAACTTACCAGGAACAACTGGTGATTACAAAGGTGCAGTATTCCATAAAGATGCTTTAGGTCTAGCGATGTTACAGGATCTTAAAATTGAAACTCAGAGAGATGCAAGTTTAAGAGCAACTGAAATCGTAGCAACAGCAGTATATGGTGTTGGTGAATTACACGACTCTTATGGTTGTGAAATTGAAGCAGACTCATCAATCCAGGATGCATAATCCTAGATAGTGGAGCAACGACAATAAACAATGTGGGTGGGTGTTTTATACACCCACTCGTATAAACAGGAGAAACACAGATGAGCAACTATTCAACAGATGCAGACATACTAGAATATGAACCTAACATCAAAGATTATGGTATCATAGACTTCAGTCTTTATCACACAAAAACAACAGCTGACATACAAAGGCTATTGAGGATTGAGTGGTGGCCTCGTGTTAGCTCATATTCAGGTGTGAGCAGACATTTCAACAATGTAAATTTAGAAATGGTCACAACAAAATTAACAGCCGCACAGTTCACAAGGGCGGCAGTATATCACACATTGGCATACTACATACTACCACAGCTGACACAACATTCAGCGGAACCAGACAGATTTAGAATGATGATGGACTACTACAAGTCAGCATTCAGAGAAGAATTAGATTTCATCCTACAGGATGGTGTCAAGTATGACTTTGATGGCGATGGCACAGTGGAAGATCACGAACAACAACCACAACACTTTAACAGATTGGTAAGATAATATGTCTGTTAGAGAGGATATAGCCGCAAACATAGTCCAAGCACTACAAGGGATAACAGATCCCAATGTGGTATTGGTTTCAAGGAATCCCATAGACATATCAACCCTATCCATAGCACAATATCCTGCTATCATAGTTAGAACAGCAGAAGAGGACAGAGAAGATGCCGCTTTTGGTTCAGCTGGTGTTAGGTTTGGAACGATCAATTATGTCATACAAGGTTATGTCAGGGCGGAGAGCTCTGCAACAAGTGTGAACAACAACATTGACACACAAAAGAACAAAATGGTTGAAGCAATTGAAGAGAAGTTGGAAGAAGATCGTAAGAGAAACTCCTTGGCAATGAACTCATTTGTATCAAACATAGCCAGCGATGATACTGCATTGTATCCACTAGGCAGAGTAGATATAACATACACAGTTCAATATAAATATACACGAGGAACCAATTAATATGGCAAAAAGATTAGTATATAAAGATGGTAAAGAATTTGCTTGTCAGCATATGCGACAAGTGAACGAGATGGTAGAGCAAGGGTGGTCAACACATCCAGATCAACCAACTCAAAAAGTTTCTGTAAAGGCT